GGCTTTCATCTCCAATCGTCATCTCTTCGACTGTTAGCTCCCAAATCTCTTGAGACTTAACTGGCTTTCCTGCTGCTTCGCGCTTATACGCAAAGTAAGCAAGATCTAAGAAGTCCGCTTGCTGGTATGCCGATATATCCTTCATTGAATAAATCGACTTGCCTGTCTTGCGTTCCCACTTAGCCCACTCTGGCAAGCCAGCCTGATAAGTTGCTGACTCGCCCGAGTTATATTTAATTATTATTGAAATTTTCATAGCTCCCGATGCTCCGATCTCTTAGCTGAAGGTTTCTGTTGGAGTTCCAACGACTGTCATCGTCCAAGTATCAGTTAGCGCTGATGGAGCTGCGCCACCTGCTGCTGGGAAGATTGGCAATACATTGAAAGCAAATACTGCGCCAGTTACGGCGGTAAATGAAACTGCGAGTGTGGTGTTAGCTGCTGACTCAGCATCTGCCCACATTGCCTCGAATAGTGAGCTAGCAGCTCCCCAATCCTGTAGCAGTTCAATTGTGAATGTCCATTGCTTATCAACGGATTTATAAGCGCGACCATCAAGGGTTTGATAGGTCTCGATAATTGTGTCGCAGCTTAATACCGCGCTTGTTGCTTGGGCGTCGTAGCTAGCGCTATCGAGTGTAAAGGTTACATCGCGCCCAGTTATTACTGTAGTTGGCATTTGGGTCTCCTATGCGGTTTGCTCGTAGCGGACGCTCAAGCGTATATCTGAAACTAGCAGGGTCGTAGTTCCTACTTCTGTTACCGAAGGTCTTTCGACTATTGATAACTCATACTTGGAAGCGTTTAGCGCTCCAAGAATACTGATGATTAATTGCTCTAAGTTGTCCAGAGCAGCGGCGTTGCTGAAATACGCAACGCAAGCAGTTATGGTGTAATTTAATTTGACGCGAGTAGTTGCTTTGCCTAAGACTTCAAGCTCCATATAGGGCGAGTCTGGAATGACGATAATTGCTGGGACTATTGGCGCTTCTGGAACTGAGTCATAAATATTAGCGGTGCATCCAGCCAAAGCAGTCTTAATCGCGCCTCTAACATCTGTGGCAATTGTTGATGCTGGCATTAGCCGACCATAGTTTCAACATCAAGATATGGGCCAAGTAAGCCAGTTACTTTGGCAAGTAAATTTTTAGATAAGCGGTAAGGGGTAACTGCAAAATCTACGCCTTCGATTGATCCACCAGCAGCGGTTCTAGATTGGAAAATTTCAACGGAGATAGCCAAAATAGCAGCTTCAGCATTGGGGTTTCCGACATAGGTCGATAATCCAGATAGCGCAGCGTTTCCTGCTGGGATGATATTTTTTTCCAATATGTCTGCATTGGTGATTGCGACTGTAAATACATAATCTGAAATTTCGTCATCGGTTACTGTGTGAGTGCCATTGAAAGGAGCTCCGCAGCCAGTAATAATTACGGATTGGCCTTGTGTGAATTCTTGAATTGTTGCAGTCTCAAAATAACCAATATTATCGGTTAGCTTCACTTTGTTAATTTTGCTTTGAAAAGTAACTAGCATTGGGAGAACTAGATTCTCCGAGGCATCTACTATGTCGCCAAGATAAGCGTCTGAATATAGGGATGACGAAACGCCAAGAATTGTCCTAAGCTCTGTGGCCGTAACTATTGTAGGCATTTCGTCATCCTTTCAAGCAGTTAGGTGAGGGGCCAGCTCGGGAGCGGACTGGCCCTCACTTTTTTAATTACTCAGCGAACTGGTAATAAACCGATCCGTTAGCAACTTTTACGGCAAGAGCGCCATATCCGTAGTAAGCAACTTCGACCTGTCCGTTAAGTGCAACATTTGTCTGTAGGCGGAATCTTGAGGATTCATACCAAGTATAGGATTCTGGATTTACTACGAACATTGAGCCATCTCCTTGACCGCCTGCGTCGCCAGCATTTGAAGCCATTGCGCGAGATACATAGAGATTAAGTCCAGCTACGGAACCGCGTAGTGAATCTGGAGAAGCAACACCTGCTGCATTTTGTGGAGCAATTGCATTGTAAATTGGGCGTCCAGCATCGTTGTAGCCCATAATATTTTGCCATTGTGTTGGAGTTACTATGATATTTCTGGCAAATCCAAGTGAGTTTGTATAAACCAACTTAGCAGCTTCAGAAGCATATCCAAGCAGACCAGCAGCAGTATTTGCTCTAGCGGTTGTTGCTGCAAGACCATTTGAAAGCAGTCCTGCTGCTACGAACTTATCAGTTGCAAATGCATAAGCAAATTCCATTTGACGAACTAGCTCATCAAAAAATACTGGGTTGGAACGATCAAGAAGCTCAACGCTAAATGTCTGACCGCCAGCAAATTTCTTAACATTTACAGTAACGAAGCTGTTAGTCATTCCTGTTTCATCAATTGCAGCGGCTTCTGCCTCTTCTCCAACTGTTGGAACGGCTGTAATTTTAGGAATTTCAAAGCTCATTCCTGCATCTGGTAGAACTCCAGTTGAAATTGCATCAATGGTGCTTCTATCAGCATTTGATAATGGATTGATAATCTCAGTTAGTTGGCGAGTTGGGATGAGACCAGCGTTGTTGCTTGTGGTGTCGTCTGCTGCCATAACATACTGACGGGAAGCGTCATCGCCATAAACTTTTGCGCGAATTGATGCCTCTAGATATTTTGCCTTGGTAAATTCAAGGCGAGGGGTTGTGTAGAAGGCTGGCTTTGGAGCAGCAGCTTCTACTTTGGCTGCTTCTACCGCTTCTTCAACGGCAGGAGCAGGAGCGGTAGTGTCGGACACTTGGTCTCCTTCGGTTGGTTTGTCTGAATCAGCGGTTGCCAAATCAGAATCTTTCTTTTCTTCGTTCTCGGACGCTGCTACTTCGCTTACGCGAGCGGAATCAATTGCAGGATCAGTAACTAGAGAAACTTCATCAAGGGTTGCTGAAGTAATCTGCATTACGCCCTTATTGTTTGTCCATTCATTTATTTGAGCGCCTACGCTAAATCCATCGCGTAGGCCTTCAGTTGCTTCAACTAAAGCATCTTCTCCAGCCATAGTATTGGCAATCTTAAAAGTAGCTTCAATTCCATTCGCAGTTACATTGTGAGAAACCATTTTGCCGATTGGGCGAGTTCTGTCGTGCTCAAGGAGCAACTTAACTGGCTTAATCTCAATGCTATCTGCTGCAAATACTGTTGGGCCTACTGAGGTATTGCCTTGCTCATTCCAAGTAACAATAGTCCCAGTAATTGTTCTCTTAATTGTGTCGGCAGCGGTAACTGCCATTGGCATATTAACCTTCATTTGGAATTAGATCTTCCTCTCGCTGAATCTGCTCAACGCTCATCGCGCCAATGCGGTTTAGGATTTCATAAACTTGCGCTCTCTCTAGCGCGTTACCGCGTAAGAAATCGTCAAGTGCAAAGCGCACCATTACTGGATTAGGAACGAAGTCCGGTAACGATAAGCGTTCCTCAATTGCCTTAAGGATTGGGCGAAGTGAGAAATCAACTAATGAGCGCCGCTCTGTAACCGCATTTGAGTAAGTCATTGAAGTTTGCTCGGCGCTCAAGAAGTAGGCAGGGATGCCGCAAGCTCTAGCCAATTCCAGCGCTACATATTGGCGAGCTTCAGCGAGTTGCATCGACTTAGGATCAAAGCCAAATTGCTCAAGATTTACATCAGCATTTAGAAATGCAGTAGAGCGAGATTGACGCGCAGTTTTCCAAGCGCTTAGAAGTGCTGAAATTCTTTCGGCAGTTAAATTAGTTCCATTGGATTTAAGAACCATAGTTGGAGCAGGCTCTTTAGCATAATTAACTGCTGCGTTCTCAAGATATACCGCAGCTGCAACTGTCTTACCAGCTCTGTGAAGCAATCCCTCATCTGGGCCATCGAAACGAATAAGTGAGCCGACTCCTTGAAGTGGAACGGCCATTCCATCGACTTTGTATGACTCAATTACTGTATTGCGAAAATCTGTATCGACTGTAACGCGGTCTGGGCTGACGCGAGTCCAAGCTCTTACTCGACCGCCATCGGTGGATGAATACATTTCTAAAACTTGACCATAACCAGCACCATAAAGCCAAATATCTTCAGCAAGCCAGTTGTAAATTACGAATCCTGCAACCCTTGGGTCTGGCTGATTAATGACGCGATGCGGATCTACATACTGTCCAGTTATGCGATTGAAAGTTGTAAGAGGTAATGAGCCGATAGTTCCACAAATTATGTTTCTAGCGCGAGCTACTGAGGGCACCGACATAGCCAGTTGTCGAGTGGTATTAGTTGCACCGCCAAGAATATTATAAACTGAATCGCTAATCTGGACGGGAGTTAGCGCGGCTGCAACATCTGAAACCTTAGTAGGCTTAGCCGTCTGAACCTGTGGAAATAGGAAATCTCTTATAGCACCCATTGCTTACATTGTAAGCGAGCACACTTACACTATTTGAATATCTACTCCGCTTTCAGCCATCGTTGCGTAGTGTGTCGCAAGGGCTGAAGCAATTGCTCCGCAAATTGTCGTATTACTTACTTTGCGACCCATTACCCAGCCGCCGTCTCCAAAGGGTAACTTGACGGCGGATAGGCATTGCTTGGTCAGCTCTTCCTGTCCCGAGTGAGCTAACCGCTGAGATGAAATTGCTCCCAGTAATTCATCGCAGCTTTGGGCATAATCAAGGCCATCTATTGGCTCAACTCTTATTCCAGCAGGAGCTAACCTAGCGGCTACCGCTGACGCAGTTCTGGCTGAATAGGCAACTAGCTGGACTGGATATTTTCTAACCCATTCGGATACATCATTGGCCATTGCTTTATCATCCAGATTGGCAGGGTTGTGCCAAGTCTGAAGAAGTATGACTTGGAACTTATCGCCTTCAAGTCTTTGGCTAGCAACTAGCGCGCCTTCTTTTCTGCTAGGGCTTAGATCAATAGCCAGCCAAGTATCAGCTTCAGGGTCAAGTCGCAAGCCCTCAACTTTGCAACTTTCCCATTGGGATGGATTGATAACTGGGTTAATCGTATCCACCCATTGGCATAAGACTTCTGTGCGCACAATATCCTCGGGGTCTGATAAGACTGCTCGAATATTATCTGGATGAACTGTTAGGCCAAGTGATGGATTAGCTTGGCAGACACCTAGCCAGAAGGTTGGCGAATTATCAAATTTAATACCGGTCGGAGCAGACCATTCGAACCAGCCAATATCATCGTTGCCACCGAAGATAGCAGCCATTGCTCTTTCCCTAAGTTTATTTAGAACGATTGAGTGTTGATCTCCAGCATTTGAATAAACCCATATTTGAGGATTGGCTGAAGCCATTTGCGTATAGCGCAAAGCAGACCAGACATCTTCATCCTTATACTCTCGAGCTTCGTCTAAGTGTATCGTTTCTGGAGCTGCAATGCCTCGACCAGCTGAGTTATTGGCCCTGACGATATATCGGCGGCCTTCAGTAAATTGAAGCTCCTGAAATCCCTTACTTTCCAGCTTCTTAGTGAATTCAGCAGCTAGCCTAGGATTCTGTTCAATAATTCCATAAATCTTATAAAACAATTCAGCTGAAGTAGTTAGCTTATGGGCCGTATGGACTTGCAGTTTTTCCTTTAAAACATAGATTCTAAATAAGATTTGCAACGCCATAAAAGTCGATTTACCTTGCTGCCGAGCGCAAAGTAAGGTAACTACTGGGTGAGCCCAACGACCATCAGGTTTATATTTTAAAGTATGGTGAGCCAGCCATTGCTGCCAAGGCATCAGTTCAAAGCCGATTTCCTCGCAGAATTTAATCATTTGCTCGCCATAAGAGGGTAAATCATTGAGTTTAGTGTGGATTCGCGGTTCTGGCACACCTCGGTAAGCCGATTCGTCCCTGACTCGGACAATCTCACCCAATTCAGCCAGAGCAAGTTCTTTCATTCTTGGTAATGCCTAGCCGAGCCATTTTCAGGGAAAATCTTCCCAAT